TTAAAATACCGCCCGTTGGGATCGGGGTCCTTTTAAGGGAAGAAGACACAATTGCTTGATTACCGTAATCAAGATATTGATTATTGAATCCTTGAAAGCCATAAGTAGCATAAGAAAATGGATATGCTTTTGCAGAAACATATCCTACATTGTTATAAACAGGATTCGAATATTGTGGATTCGTATAATTAGAAATATCTAATAAATTAGTTAATCTGATATTTGTTACAGTTAAAGAATCATGAGCTGGGTCAGAAGAAGTGGAATAAGAACCCCCTCCATAATAATAATTATCTGGAGTAGATGGAAAACTCGACACATTTGCGCTATAACTTAAATCGAAACTAGTATTTGGCCATTCACTGTAGCTTCCCATTAGACCATTTGCATTATATGCCCCACTCTCAGAAGAAAAAGTCCCCGTATTACTAATAGTAAACTCTGATATGTCTGGCGTTAAATAAAAATATAAATTACTTGAATTAGATAAATAGGGTTCTAATTGAGCACCACGCCTTGGAGTATAACACGCTCCCATAGAATCGACGAACATGATTCCAGGATAAACTTGTTTATAAATACCAGTAAGATTACTCCATCCACTTAATAAGGGTAATTCTGAACCATTTGTGCCAGTCGCTGCATTACCAGTATTAAAATTACCATTTGGTCCACCAGTAAAAAGTGTATAACCAGTATAATTTTGAAAATTTAAAGATAGATTATAGGTTATAGTTGCTGAATATCCAGAAGGAATAAGAACCGATCTATTTACCAAGCTAAATGGTAAATTTCCATTTACATCGGTTCCGCTCGAAGGAGAAAGCATGAAACTGCCGATTTGAATTCCGTTACCAGCCATTACTGTAGAATATTCTTGACCTCCACTCGGAATAGTCCAAGCTCTATGAAAATTAACTCCTTGTTTTGTAAATTTAGTTCCACAAGAAGAAGAAGTCGGCCCAGCGAAAGTACTATTATGCGGCCCACCTATTTCATAGGCTCCCCAGCCGATATATTGTCCAGTTTGTGTCCAAAAACCATTAGTTGAATCATAAACTGGAAAATTTAAAATTGGATTTTGTAGTCCAGTACCAGCGAAATTAGCGCTTGGAGTTGCATTTCCGCTACCCAAAGAAAGAAACATAAAACACTGAGCGAAGGGATAATTATATGGATAATTTAACCCTACGTTAGTTATATCATTACTAAACCAATCGGTGGATTCGACAAATTCCCTCGATTTTCCAGCACCTTTAAAAAGATCGACCTTATAAGACCCCTTTAAACTACAATTAATACTTGCATTCATTATTTTGTTAACTTGTATTACACGATTTTATATGGAATTAGAGTAAGATAAAAATCCATAACTTATATTCGAAATATTATCGTTGTATTGATTTATCACAATATTGAAATTTGATCCAGTCGAAAAGCCACTAAAATTATAAGAAATATTAGACTTATCGATATATGATGGTACAAATTTTCCGCTTATATTAGCTTTACAAAAATTACTTTCGAATTGTCCACTTTGTATTATACCCGATAAATTATAATTAATAAAATTAATATCCGCGTGATTATCTATCAATGCTCCAGATATGAAAATACTAAGGTTTGGATAGTCTAAGGTTATTCCCGAAAGAACTCCACTTACATTAATTAAATTAAAATAATTATCAAAAGGTGCTCCGCTAATTAAACCAGAAACGTTCAGATTGAAAGTATTAGTATTTATGTCTACCGGATTAAATAAACCAGAAATATTACTACTAAATGATGCTCCCTCTATTCCTCCATAAAAAACTCCAGAAATATTTTGACTTATATTGGCAAATCTAGCTCCAGAAATAGAATCTGAAAAAAGTTGAATAGTATAACTAGCTCCACCTCCTTCGATTAAAATAAATGGAGTAATTGTACCGGCATAAGGAAATTGCCAATTAAAATCAGCAACTTGCCCAGACCTACCATAACCATTTATGATATTATTATATAAATCAGGATAGTTTGCCTGTAAATCATTGCGCGCGGGAGGAGCATCCCCAGTATTAGGCTGCTGATAAAAATTGAATAAAGTAAAAGTCCCAAATGACATTTTATTTTTTACTGCAATAGAGCAAAGCAGCCATAAAATTATCTACTTGATGTTCCGCACCGATTGCCAAAACATGCTTGACCCTTTCGGCGTTTTTATCCATCGGAGCTTCGCAATAATCTTTTATTGTCTTCGTCCAATTTTGAGGTTCTTCGTTGGCAATAATAATATTAAGAATCTCTGAGGCAATACTAGTTTGTTCATCAGATAATTTTTTGATTTTATATTTCTTTTTCAAGAAATTAAATATTTCTTGCTCTACTCCCTGAGCCAAAATCATATTGTCCTTCAATTTCATTAAACTATAATTAATTTCTGGCTTTTCTTCGCTCGCCTTACTAGTACCGATTGGAGATATTTTTTTGGTTAATTGAGGTGCCGTTGCCCCTTCTGGACGACCAGCGCCACCAGCGGGATCTTGTTTTTGGCCGCCAATTAATGGGACATATAAACCTTTATCTCTTAAAACCTTATACTGTTCTTGTTCTGGTTCGAGTTCATCAACTTCTGGTAAACGACCGTTTTGTATAGCGGTAATACCTTGTTCTGGGGTAAGAACGCCGATATCAATCAAATGAGAATATATTTTAGTATAAGAAACTTCATCTTTAAATGATTTATCATCGAAATAAGGAGTAGGATAATTTCTAAATCCAAGAGATTTAGATATTCTTTTAATTTCTGGTATTAAAAAATGTTGTAAGAAAGCCTGTTTAGCCTGTTGTAAACGTCTAATGAATACTTCCATTTTATTCTCTTGATTAGCAAATTTTTCACCACCCAAGAAAACATTATTTAATCCTATATTAATATCCTTATCGATAATCTCATATTTTCTAGGATCGAGCAATTCTGCAATCTTAGGAATTACAAATTCGGCTTTAGTTGTATAATCAGCGACTAGTACTCTGCCGACTGATTGATTAGCGAAAATAGCTTTTAAAGCTGCTTGATTTTTCTGATTAATACCGCCCTTTTCTGGTTCTGTTCCGGTGGTAACCAATAAAACAATTTGTTGCATTGTCCTAGTAATGGCCATATCAATTCTGCGCATTTCAATTTTAGCATTAATGTCTTCAAGAACTGGGAAGCCCATCGGTACAGCAAATGGTTCATAATCTTGCTTTTTATAAAAGACTATTTTAACTTTTTTTGTATCCAAAGGAATATAAACGCTACGAACACCAGCTTTAATTTGGTCTTGAGTAAATTTAGGCAAGCTATTAAATACTTCAATATCTTCTTCCGTTTGAAGATTACGTAGTCTTGAAACTTCGTATTCAGTCAGAACCTTGTAATAAATTCCATAAGAAAAATTAGCTGTTCCAAGCATGTTAATATCAGCAGGATTTAAAATAATATATCTAGCTGGCATTTTCATTGGCTCGACTTCTAATTTCATTGGTTCGTCATTTGTTAGCGGATTATTGTCTCCACTCTTGCCCTTTGGGTATCCAGTTGGATAACCCATATGATTACCGTCATCCAGCCCCGTGTCTCCTTTAACTTTATTTTTATTAGTTAAAATGGGTTGATTTTGATCTCCGACAGAATTACCAATATCTTTTTTAGAAGCTACGCTTTGAACTAGTTTTTTAATATCTTTAGGATCTACGTCTGAGTCAAAACGATAAATAAATACATTACCACTGCGATAATATTCGCGAAAAAATTTATCTTGTAAATCCCAAATATTAATTTTATTAAAAAGAGCTTCGAAGAATGCTCTAGATTGTTTAGTCCCGCCTTTGTAATAGAGATCATCTATTGAAAATTCAGTCATCAAATCGATAATATTTCTAAAAAGAGCATAATTCCAGTAACATTTCTGACAAAGGATAACTGCATCGCGAATATCTACAGACGAACTGGCTGGGCCATAGATCGCATTTGAATTTCTAAATGGTACAAGACCATTATCAATATTAATAAATCGATCTGTACGGTCAATACTGCCCGCCACGTCTCTCCTCATTCCTCCAGTAGGACCCGCAGACGCTTCCGAAACCATTTCGGGATCAAAAGACTTACTACCTTTCTTGGTGGGTTTTTTAGTTCCCAAAGAAGATGCTTCGCCATGTGCTCCAGTAATTTGTAAATTTGTTACTTTTTTTGTTTTCTTTTTCATAAAATTTTAATAATAAGGATTGGAATATGTTCCATAACATGAGAGACTACCATTCTCATCAGGAAATCTTAACATTGTATAAATATATGCTTCCCCATTCGAAGGGTAAGAAAAAGCCGCTGATGGCCATTTAATATTAGCACTATTACCAGAGAAAAAGAATAAAGGAGGATCAATATATGGAACTCCGCTATTTCTTATCTTTAATAATACTGATTGACCAGTATTGAAATATTTCCAATCAAAATCTATCCCTACGCTATATCCTCCATAAGTTCCGTTACCAGTAATTAATAAATTAAATACATCATATCCAGAAGGTTCCAATACAACGGATTGATTTAATGCGTTCCAATTAAAATTAGAGCCAGAATTTCTAAGGGGCTGAGGAACTCCAGATGGTCCTTGAGGCCCCACTGGCCCTTGTGCGCCAGAAAGCCCTTGGGCACCACTCATAATATTAGCTCCCAAATTTATTGTAGCATTACCATAATTATACCAAAGAATTCTATTCGACGAATCAATTGTCGTATTTAAAATACCAGTTAAATTAGAAAGTCCAGATAATACAGAAAAACTAATAATACCACTTTGTGAATTATAAGAATTAACGGTCGCATAAAAATAAGAACCAGTATAAGTATTGGTAGAGACAAGAATTTGTTGATAAGGAGAATAAGCATATCCAATCAATCCAGAGTTTTGGAAAGAAACAATTTGGCCTGTCGTGAATTTAGCATTTATTCCGCTGAGATTTCCTCCAGTGACACTAATTCCAGTTGTTCCCGATATAAAATTTCCCGTTCCGGTAGGAATACCAGAAATTACATAAAAATTAGAAAAATATTTATCTGCATATCCAGCGGCACCCGTGGCTCCAGTTGGGCCAGTATCTCCTTTTTGGGCGAGTAGTTGCCAAGGGATACTAGGAGGAGCTATATTTAAAGATCCTGTCGAACCAGTATTAATATAAGTAGATCCGCTATAAGAAATAGTAGAATTAGTTGTATAAGTTGTACCAGTAGAATAAGCTCCTTGAAAATAATTAGTTAAAGATCCCACAGGACCAGTAGCCCCATTAGCTCCAGAAGGTCCTCCGCTAGGTAATGGAATCCAAGAAGTCTGAGAACCATCAGTTAAATTAAATTGTAATTGATAATAATTGGGCGAAGGATTTTGATAATTAACACTAGTTATACCTACTCCAGCTGCACCTGGAGAACCAGCAGGACCAGTTAATCCAGGATTACCTTGAATGCCTTGCGGACCTTGTATTCCAGTTCCTGGAGGTCCTGGAGGCCCCACCCCAGAAGAAATATAAACATTACCGCAGATATAAGCATAATAATAACTATTACTTGTATTTCCAAGGATGACATCTGAAGCTGAGTTATTAGATAAAGTATAAACTACAAAACCATATTTATATTGATTTTGTGCGGTAAAATTAACATTAAAAGATATATTGGTGCGATAGATATTAGTGATTAAAGAAGCGCCATAAACTTCAGTATTTTTTGCCTCGATTGCTGAAGGACTATTAACCACGCTAGAATATTCGCCCGAATAAAGTGGTAATCCAGGAAGTAAATTAGAAGGGATATATCCTCCATGAGAACCGGTTAAAGCATCAAAAAAAACAAATCTCCAATATCCAGTTCCATTTACTGGATCAGAATAATAATTGATAGGAGTCCCAATATTAGGAACATTACTGATTTGCCCAGAAAAAATACCAGTTAAGAATGCATAATCCTGAGCAGTTATTGTATGGGTATTTAAACCACTGAAATCAATCGTATAGGACATCCCCCTCATCAAAGAAATATCAGGGAAATATCCATTATCGTAATAATTATTTACAACTACTCCAGAAGGAAAATTTAAAATTAAATTAGCCGGTGGAACTTGATATCCAGAGGCCATATACAAACTTACTGATCCAGGAGGCCCTGCCGGTCCTACTGGTAAAAGAACGGGTGCCCCCACCCCTTTTGACTGGTTAAATTGAGGAAAAATATATGAACCGCTTTGATAAAAACCAGTTACCGAAGCTCCAGTTGGTCCGACAATTGCGGGTATAGATACTCCAGTTATTGTGTTGTTTGAAAGATAAAAATTTAAAGCAGAATGAACTTGGTCATAGACTATTCCAGTGACACTTGTGCCTGTTGGTCCGATTATACCAGTAGCGCCGCTTGGCCCCTGAATACCTTGAGGCCCCTGAATTGATATAAAATTACCAGAAGAACTAATTGTATATCCACCAATATTAATGGTCCCCATGCCTCCAGATGTATAGGCATTAAAAAAGGTATTTCCAAAATAAATACCACTTCCAGACGAGATATTTAATTGATTTGTATAAACTTTGGCATATGGATTACCAGAAGAACCCACTTTGTAAATTCCTGAAGCAGAAGGAATAATATCACCAGATATGCTCTGTTGTGGAAAAGAAGAAAATAAACCAGTAACAAAGCCAGAAAGCTCTGTTTGATTTATTTGCCTTAGCCTTATCGTAGAGTCATATGCCATATCTTATGCCATTTTATTATTATAACTTTTTATAAAACATAATTACACCTTTTAATACCTATTCACAAAAGAATGGGCTCGAAAGTCGTTTCAACGTCCTCTCTAGGACCGGTCATAATATCAAAATAGCATTTCATGCCCCAACAAGCTAACATAAGAGATGTATAAGAGTCTCGGCGCATTCTAGAGGAAGTATGATCCCTTTTCATAATCTGTGGCAAATCAAAACTTTGAGTCCCCTTGGCAGTGGTTTTTACTTCAATAGATGCGCACTCGTATTTCATGTTTTTAAGCAAAATTTCTTGATTATCAATGAATTCTGTCGTATCGTCTTCGCCCACTAATTTCAAATCAACATTAGCAGAAACCGCTTGATCGAAAGCAGAACCATCAGCCTTAATTCCCCCCCCAAACCAAATCTTTTTATAATCGATACATCCCTGAAGCCATTCGTTGCCCTTTCTAATAAAATCTGAAGTAAAATATTGAGTAAAAGCTATTTTTTTTATCTCTTTATTATAACCTTTTCTAGCCAATTTTAATTGTTCTTCCCACTCTTCTCCATCTTTTTCGGCGTAAAACTCAAATACTTTGATTTCTGCGTTGGCTTTCCTAAAAAGTTCGCTTTCATTAGCCGATTCTAAGAACTGATAACCAGCATAGTCGATAATAATCATTTCAATATTAAAATTATCATAAAGATAATAAAAATAATTAATATGATCTTTTAGATCTTTTCCAGCTTTTGCATAATTATGGACAACCGTGCCTCCTATTTTACCATCATCGTCTAATTCTATAAGGCACATAGCAAAATGGTCAGCGGTTGGAGAATTAGAGAAATTCGGATCGATAGCTAAAAGATATTTCTTATTTTTCTTGCCTTGTAAAAGAAGAGTAGGAGATTCTCCATCTGGAATAGTACATTCAATCATTTTTTTCATTGAAAAATAACTATCAGAACCATCGATAAATTGAGCGCCATATTCTCTTTTAAAAGTCGCCGCATTGGATTCATTACTCTGTGCCATTTCGATAATACTCTTGTCGATACGATCAACAGAAATCGAATCCCAAGCCATTTGACTAACAAAATATTTAGCCCCATTTTCAGGCATTGAATCCGAATAAATTTGCTTTACGAACTCATCATATTTCTTATAAAGATATTCGCAAGTATAACTGGCTGACGACAAAGCTATTAATTTAGCCTTATTATCGAATACCATACGTTCTTCTTCAGTAAGAACTCCTCTTCTAATAAGTTCAGTTTCTTTTGCCCTAATAACTTGGCGCTCTTTAATATCTTGGGGAGCCAAAAGGAACGGCATTAAAACTTGTTCAACTAAATCTTCATTCATAAGAAGAAATTCATCAATGATAAGAACGTTGGCGCGGAAACCACGAATTTTTTCTCCATTCAGCGGGATTGCTACAATTTCTCCGCCATTAATAGCCCATCTAAATTCGTCATTCCTCTTGCTTTTCACACCCATTGCTTGAAATAAGAGTTTAGCTTCATGACTATCGCACACTTTTTCTATATGATTAAAAATAAAACGAGCAGTCCTGAATGTCGGACCAGCTATTAGAATTTTAGAGCCAGGATTAAAGACGCATTGTAAAATACAGAACATGGCGGCAGAAAAGGTTTTGCCAAGACCACGACCCCATACACAAAGGGTATAGTTACTGTTTAGCATACCCTTGATATTAATAATTTGATCTGGATATAGCTTAATTCCAGTAAGTAATTCTGTAGTAAAACCCAAATTACGATAAAGAAATTGCGCAAGCGTAATTTTCGCTTGTTTTTCTTCTAACTCGCCCTTCAATGAAAGGAAGATTTTATTTACATCTTCTTGGGGCTTATAATATTTTGGAGGATCATACCACATTATAGTTTTCCTATATCGTAGAGATATTGAAGATCGACATCTCTAACTTGTTCGTTCGCTGAAAAAATCTTCTGAATAATCCTGCTGGCCTCCTCCCGATCTTTAACGAAAAGGAATTGGACATGAATATATTTTTGTAATAAATCTCTTATATTATGATGAATAAATTCTACGGGTAATTTAATTTTTCCATAAACCTGTCTTTGTGTCGGAAATTTTTCCAAAGTTTCAAATGGACTCTCTACTAATACTATTAAATAAGCGGAAGCATCTTTAGCTCGGATTATTTCCCTTTCGAATCTTTCGAAACCCCCAGAAAGAGTTCCCCAAGCATCACTTAAACTTTTTCTTTCTACATAAATGTCGGAACCGGCCATCCTATAATCGCCGAAACTCATTCCCTTAGTTCTAGTAGTATTATCGAAATCTAATGGATTCTGCTCCCTAGTATCAGCGAATATAACCTTACTAGATATATCCTTAAATAATTTAGAATCTAGTTGTTTTTTAGAAAATCTAATTTGAAAGCCTAAACCAACACAAAATTGATTATAGTCTCCGAATTTCTCTTCAATATATTTAACCCCAGGAACCATTAGAGTTCTAAGTTCTACTTGAGTTAAAGCATAAATAAGATTTTTCTTTTCTTTTCTTTTAATTAAAAAATCTTCAATATATTTTCTAGAAACTTGTGGACTTACTGAGTCTAACCAAAGTTTTAAGTTTTTTTTAGAGTTGAATTCCGTATTAAAATAATATTCTTTATTCTTATATTTAATTAAAGAATTATCATAACGATCATGTCTGGGGAAATGAGTTTGATAGTAAATTGTTTGAGTAGTTTTATGCGTTTTCAAATGGCGATGAAAAGAGTTATCATCTTCGAAATGTCTGGAGCATATTTTGCAAATGTTTTTAGACATAATTATCCGTTTAATACATCTTCCTTACTCAATCCTAAAATTCTTGCTTTAATTTCGCTCATGTCGGTAATTTTTTCGACTTCTTGAGCAATCGCTTTTTGTTCAAGCTCGCCTAATTTTAATAATTTAAGGCGCTGTTCTTCGTCTCTCCACATTTGAACTAAATTAAGAATTGAGGCATTCTCTTTAATTTGTTTGGATAGACGAGTACTTCTTTTTTCTTTAAGATCATCTAAGAGGTCATTGCACCTTTTTAAACATTGGTCATATTCTGTCCCAGCTTTACCAATTGCTTCGACTAATCCCATCGAGACTTTCATAGCTTCGGGATCGGCGGTGGTGAACTCCTCTAATCTTGACTGCATTAATTCGCTTCTTCTTTTAATACTAAAACTGCGAACCGTTTGATTTGATAATTCAATATATTGGTCAATTTCTTCCTGAGTTAGATCAGGCTTATCGTAAGTATAACGAACAAAAGAATCCTCGCACAAATTCCTATCTTCTTGACTTTCAAAAGTATTCATTTGTCTGATAAAACGGTAGGTATGAAGATAATTAATCAACATTTCTAATCCCTTTTTTTGTTGAGAATTTAATTTATCTTTATCAATTTGACAATTAACATACTTATTAACCCTTTTAAGAACTTTATCTAAAGTCGCTGGTGGCTGATAATTTTCAGTAGGAATATCTTCATTCTGATCTTGATTATAAACTACTCTCGTATCTAGACTTTTAACATATTCATTTACAACACGAGTTTCGGCATTTAAATTAGAAAGATTTTGATTATTAAAAAGAATTTTGGATATTTCCAAAGAATTCATTGTGGCAACATTATTTACAATGAATTGTTTTTGGTCATCAGTTAATTGAATTTCGCTAGTTTTTGGGAAGTAATCGCTTGCAGCCTTAGCTTTTAAATTGCAAGTTAATAAAAATGCTTTAATGGCTTTGCCCTGCCAACTACGTCCGTCAAATTCTCCGCCAAAAATCCCTTGGGTTAATTGTTTTAATCCAGGAGGATTTTTCGGATCTTTATTCCAAAGATCGAGAACTTGTTTCTCTTGCTCTGGAGTTAGCGATTCTTGGGGTTGTTCCATGTTAATCTAAGCCCTCTGTTTCGATATGTTTTTTCGCTTTACTAATTATTGCCTTTTGAATATTTTTTAATTGTCTATACCCAGGAGATCGTCCTTTTTCATTCGAAATAAAACCCATTTTTTTAGCGACTTCATATTCTTCTTTATGTTCCATATAAAGACCTTTATATACTTGATATTCGATTGGCTTTAAAATTTTCTTCATTACTATATGAAGCTTCTCTTCGTCGCGCGAAGTATAGTTTACTGATTCTGCCATTTCAAAAACTTCGTGATTATGATTTTCTATGGATAAAGGGAGCTTAACAAAAGTGGCTGGTTGTTTATTCTTTTTCCAATGAGCGTACAAAGGACAGGCTTCGCACTGCTCTTTATAAATTTTACATCCATCCGTGTCTATTGCTGCATCACATCTTAGGCATGGCCTAGCATAGTTTGTATAATGGTTTCTAACCAAGTTTCTTATTTGATTCGTGATTATAATACTAATCCAAGGAAGCATTGGTTTGGTAGGATCATATTGTTTCCACTTTTGATAAAGATGAATGCGTATAATTTGGGCTACGTCATCGAAATCCATCCAGGCTATGGAAGATAAATTCCATTTTGATTTTCTTTTATTTATTTCTTGATTTATCAGGTCTATACAATCTTCAAATTTCGGCCTGGATATTTTTTTCATTTAAATTGTATTATTTAATTCTTGAAGTGCCTGCCTCTTGCTGAAATTGCTTTAAAAATGCATCTTTATTTATAGGTGTTTGATCTACTGGCCTTGATAATCCCATTTCCGAACCTGCTGGCATCGAAGCGCCTTCTTTGATTAACCCCGCAAAAGTTTCTTTGGCCCTATTATGATCCAAAATATCTACCGCCAAAGAAGACATGGAAATATCCAGTTTTTTAATGTGATCCACATAATCATCGTCGTCATCATCATCGTCATCTCCTTTGGCATAAGGAGTAAAAGTTTCGGCTGGCTCCCTTTTCTTTAACCTTTGCGGAGGAGCTTCTTCTTCTTTTTCTGGGGGTCTAGCCGCTAAAGAAGATTGAGATGTCCCGCATTCAGGACAAAACTTCGCAGAGAATATTAATTCGATTCCACAATTATGGCAAAACTTTTTAACGATTTTCATATTAAATATTTAATATATTTTAGATAAATAGTATTATTTTCGATATATATTTTCAATATACACCCATTTATCATGTATCAATTTAATAAAATAGCTCAAGAAGACAAAATAGAATTTTTTTTAAGATGTCAGGATATCTTAATTAAATACCATCCTAATAGCCCCTATGTAGTAAGAGAAAATAACTTAGAAAAGACTATTGAAGGTCTTTGTTCTAATATAAACAAGTATAATGGATACTATTATTCAGATGAAAATATATGTGTATTATGGAATCATATTTATGTGACTGATCCTAATAATCCGACGCAAACTTTAGTAGAAAATGCTTATAAATTGCCTCATCCAAACTACAATGGAGTCAGTATAGACTTCGCAGCCTTTAGAAAAATGGAAGATTGCCTCTCATTCATAAAGAATAACTATACGCCCCAGATAGAGCATATATTATTCGTAAAAGAGGGCAACCCCAAACTTTATAGAGCAAATCAATTGTTAAAAAGCATCAAATTTGAGGTATAGTCGCAGATTTGAGTTTCTTAATAATAAATTTTACTAGACCACTTCTTACGATATCATCGTCAGTGAATTTAAAAGTAAAAATACCATTTTTACGGCTTTCTTCGTCGTCAAAAGTATTGAAAAGCTTACTAAAGCCGCTTTTAAGTCCAATATCACTCTGGTCTGGATCGCCCAAAATGAATACTTTGCTAAATTCGCCTGTTCTCGTAATAAGAGTCGTCAATTCTTTCTGAGTGCAGTTTTGCGCTTCGTCCGCTATAATGCATTTGGCATTCCAGCTTAATCCTCTCAAAAATCCAATTGGAATACTATCAATTCTTCCTTCTTTTGCCAAGTAATCTATATCTGCCCTATTTAGAAATTCGCCAAGCTTATCCAAGAGTGGCTGCATATATGGCGCAAGTTTATCGGCAGCTTCCCCAGGAAGATATCCCAATTTCGCGTCACTACTTTCAACTGCGCTGCGAATATAGATGATATCGCTCATTTTTCTTTGATTAAGAAGTCTTAGGGAAGCTAAAACGGCCAAGAAAGTCTTAGAAGTTCCAGCGGGGCCTGAGATAAAGATCATTTTTGTATTCTTATCTAGGGCAATTTCCAAGAATTGTTTTTGTTTCTCATTTAGCTCTCTTTCGGTGATTTGTAATTCATTTTTTATTTTTGAATTTTGGGGCACCTTGGGGCTAAGGTCTTTTTGGGGTTCCAATTTTTGTTTTTTATTGTTTTTGTTTTTGCTCATAAAGAAAAAAAGCCAAGCTTACCTACCTTTGTGGTAAAACTTGGCGTTAAATTTGTCATTGACGCTATGGAAAATTAAATTTTTGGGTTTTATTGTATTAGATTAGTCCTGACGCGAGAATTGGTATGGATAGAAAGGCTCCGTTGCCGCTTAATCTATAATAAGAAAGGCGAGCTTCGCGCTCCCATTTGGCGGCCATTCCAGTAATCATTATCCCAGAATATCCAGTCAATCCAAGCGCTAGATATCCAGAACCTTCAACGACAAATTGATTAAAACCACTAAATGCCTGATTACCAGTTTCTTCTGGACCAGGCCAAGAAGCATATTCGTGAAGGCGAGTTTGGTAATCCTGAAACGTCCCAGTTATATACATAATATTTTTATCTATTTGTCTTACTTTATTATTACACTAAGGTAAGGAAAGAGCAAATTAAATGTTCATTTTAATATTTTTTATTATATTTTTTTGGAGTCTTTATTAGAAAATCAAAAATAGTTGAGTCTATTTTTTTAAAAAAAAAGTTTAGATTTTTTAAACCCCCGTGGATTTTTTCACCCGAATGATTCCATTGGTTGGGCATTTTGATTTATTTATAGAGA